AAAGCCAGCCACCGCCGCCAAGCCACCCAAAACAGACTCTGCACCGACAGTTGTAGCAACGGATGAACCTGAAACTACGACGGCCACGGATGACAAATCATTTGTTGCCCATCCAATTTATGGAGCGCTGAAAGGCACCCGCAAATTGCTGGCGCAGCAGAAAGAGGAAACGGCTGCACGGGAACGGGACAATCAACAGTTGCGAGACCAGTTAGCGAGTTTGCAGGAGCAGGCGGCTAAAGGCACTCCGGCTGGCGCGCGCGCAGTCCAAAATGCCGCTGATGAAGCGGGAATGGTGGACGATCACGGCGACCCTATCGATGTTAAATTCGTCGATACCGCCAAGATGCGTGGCGAGTTTGATGACAGTTTGGTGGATGCGATCGAGACCCTGCAAGGCACGGTTAAGTCGCTCACCGGAACAGTCCAGGCTCTAAACAATCGCGAGCGTAAACGTACGGATACGGATCGTCAGGTCGCAAAAGCGACCATTCAGGATGATATTGACTTGGTGCCGAAGCTTGCCGAATGGCAGGCGGACGATGACCAGGCAATGTACGAGGCGGCAATTGCTGTCAACGATGTGCTTCTACAGTCACCGGCTTGGAAAGATCGCCCGCGGGTCGAGCGCTTCAATGAAGTCGTAAAACGGTTGAGTGGCGGCAGCGCCAATCAGCCAGCGCCACAGCCGACAGTCAACGCTGATCGAGCGGTCGCCAATGCCAAGCGCACAGCTGCTGGCAAGGCGACGCCGGTCAGTCATTCAGATCTGCCGTCCGGGTCGCCTCCTGCGCAGTCAGAGATTGAAACGCTCGAAGGTATGGGGCCAGTTCAAATTGCGGAAAAAATGCGCAATATGACCCCGGATCAAGCGGACGCTTTTCTGAGCAGGTTAGGCTAACCGGAAGGCAATAGCACAACGGAGCCATCTCATGCCTACCTCAATTTCTACATCCAATGCTTTAGCTGTTAAAGCGTTCTCGGTTGCCCTGTTCAACGAGTCCATTCGCAAAGGGACTTTCCGCCGAAACTTGACTGGCCCAGCGCCAAAGCAAACGGCAGCGGAAGCAAAAGCGAAGGGACAAACGTCACCGGGTATGCCATTCGTCACCATTACGGACCTAAGTTCAGGCCCTGGCGACACGGTATCCATCGATCTGTTCAATATCGTCAGCGGTAAGCCGGTGATGGGCGATCAGAAGTTGGCCGGTCGCATGATGAGCTTAGCCTCATCCAGTATGGACATGAAGATCAACCAGTGCCGCGGCGGCGTGGACACTGGCGGACGCATGTCGCAGAAGCGCACTCGCCACAGCTTGCGTGGTATCGCAAAGGCAAACTTGGCCGGCTGGAATGCTCGTTTGTACGACCAGCTTGCCATGGTGCATTGCGCTGGCGCGCGCGGCACCCAAAACGACAATGAATGGATTGTCCCACCAACTACGGACGCGGATTTCACTTCCATCGTCGTCAACAGCGTTCTCGCACCAACCCGCAATCGTCGATTCTTTGCTGGTGACGCGACCTCTGTCACCAACCTCGATACTGCAGACATTCTGACGCTCAACGACCTGGATCGAATTCGCATGACGCTTGGCGAGTTGCCATTCACCATGCAGCCCATCCAAATGGAAGGCGACAATCAGGCCGAGGACGATCCGCTGTACGTGCTCTACGTGACAGAGGCGGTTTGGTACAACCTGCAAATCAGCACTACCGGGCAAAACTGGCGCAGTTTCTTGGCCGGTGCGCACGAGCGATCGAAAGGGTTTGACCATCCGTTGTTCCGCGGATCGCCCGGTTTGTGGGCAAACTTCTTGGTCAAGAAGATGAAGCGCGCAATTCGGTACGCGGCGGCAGACACCGTGGTCGAGTACGACGCCTCTAATGCGGCGGCAAACGTCACAGCAAACGTCGGCTTCGATCGTTGCTTGCTCATGGGTGCGCAAGCACTCGCGACGGCTTACGGCAACGCAGAAGGCGGTGGCAACGACAATGGCTACTACTTCAAGTGGCATGAGGAATTAACGGATCACGAAAACATCCGCGAAATCTCTTCGAGCAGCATCAGCGGCATGGCGAAGATCAGGTTTACTGGCACAGACGGGTCGCCAACCGATCAAGGCGTGGCAACGATCGACTGCTACGCACCAACCACCTAATCAACGTCCAGCACGCTACCTAAGTAGTACGGAGATAAATTTATGACCGCTTTGAAAGTAACAAACGTCGATAAGACGCCGATGATGGCCCACGTTTATGGCAATTCAAGTCACAAATACGTGGAATACACCCTGTTGATTGGCGCGGTAGCGACCGACACGATCGACTTTATTCGAGTTCCTGCCAATGTGCGTATTGTGGATTTCTACGAAACTCACGATGGTCAGAATTCGGCGGCGACGACCGCAAACTTCGGTTTGGCGGCAGTCACCGGGGGTCCAACCACCTATGTGGATGCAGATTACTTCTTGGCATCCGCTGACTTGAATGCCGCTGGTCGAAATCGATGGGGAAACACAGCCGTTTACCCAATCGTGACAGATGGCGAATACTATGTGCGCGCTGTGCTCGCCGGATCCACGGTAGCTACTGCAAACATGGTAATCGGTGTGTACCTCGCTTACGAGTTTGTCGGCAATCTCTAACCCCTAGCGGGGACTGTAGCCGCCAGCGAGTGCTGGCGGCTTTTCTTCTGGCATTCATTGTTTTCTGGAGAGCACCATGTCTGATTCACATATTCGCGACATCATGTACCTTGGTCCTAAGTTGCGAAAGACCGATAATGTGACGGGCACTGACGGGCGCGTGTGGCACGGGCTAGGCGACGTGCAGCGCACAACGCTCATGGAGGCGTTAAAGCTCACAAAGCATGATTTTTGGAAGGACGTAACTGATTGGCCCGAGACGAAGCGCGTCTTGGCAATAAGTGACGCACAGAAGAGGTACGCGCAGGCCCAGCGCATTTCTCAATCGCAAGTCACGCTAGAAAATGCTACCGAGGAAGAATTAGAGGCAATGCTGCGCGCCAAGCGAAAGCCGGTTAGCCTGCCAGGGCCAAATTCCATCAGGGAGGCGCCAAAGCCAGGGCGTGCTGGTGAAGAGTCGGTTGACGATGATGAAGGCTTGCCGGTGAGCAGACCGGAAAAGATAGAGGAAGTAATTGCAGCGATTACCGGCGCCGTACTGCAACTTGACCCGGGTCGCAAAGAATTGTTTGATGAAAACGACAATCCAACGCCCGAGGCCGTTACCGACGCCTTGGGTTACAAGATTTCTGCAAAAGAATTGAAGGCCGCTCTGAAGCAGATCGGCTGAGGGGTGATTCATGGCCGCTGGCTCACTGTTGGCCCGCGACGTCGTGCTCAAGGCGCAGCGGCTACTGAACGATATCCACCACGTAAATTGGGAACTGGATGAGCTCGTCGATTGGCTGAACGCGGGTCAGCGGCAAATTGTCGTCGTTCGTCCAGATGCGTCCTCTACGTTGCTCAACATAGATTTATCTCCCGGTGTATCGCAGGCAATACCGGAAAACGCCATTCGCTTGCTCGACGTTCTGCGCAATGTCGATGGCAGGGCCATCACCTATATAAAGCGCGGCGACCTAGACAATTGGGATGCTGACTGGGTTAACGCAACACCAGACGCTGATGTCGTGCACTGGATGTATGACGATCGATCGCCGGATGTTTTTCGGGTTTATCCGCCACAACCGGACTCTCCGGGTAGCATAGAGGCGCTTTGCAGTATCACGCCAGAGCCATGCACGCTCGATAAAGTGAATGGCGAATCCATCGATTCAGCGATAAGCATCAACGACATTTTTGAAGGGCCGCTAATCGATTATATCGTGTATCGATCCTACTCCAAGGATGCAACCTATACCGTGCGCGGCGGCAAGGCAGATATTGCCTGGCAGCATTTCTTACAAACGCTTGGAGTTCAGTTGACGACAGACAAAAAGTGGTCGCCGGACGTGAATACCCCGCCACATCAAACGGCAATGCAGCCCGGTAATGTCGGAGCATTCAAATGACCGACTACAGCGATCTCATTCGCGAGATAAAAGGAGAGTGCCCAGGCGCACCAGATCCAATTATTATTCAACAGATCGCAAACACGGCAATTGAATTTTGTCGCGACACTCGCGCGCTAAAAAGAACACTGGACCCGATTACCGTCACTGCAGATGAGCCCCTGTATGCGCTTACGCCTCCGGTTGGCACAACGATCGTACAGGTGCAGAACGCGCAGATCAGCGACTACCCAATGCTGCGAGCAACGTCCACCGATTTGCTAGATATTTGGTGGCGAGAGGGCTGCCCACTAGCGGATTGCTTTTGCGACTGTGGATGGAATACCGATGACAGCGGCACCATCGTAGTCCCTCGCGGGACCAACTGGAGGCAGTTCACGCAAGACGCTCCAGAGGCATTTTATGTCGATCAGGAAAATAACGAATA